TGGTGGAACAGACACAAAAAAAAGATTAACTACAATTAGTTGGATACCATTTAAAGAAATGGGACACATGTATCGTGATTTAAATAATTTTATACAAACAGCTAATGAAAATCATTTTGGTTTTGGTGACATACAGGTAACAGAGAATGCACAGTTTACAGAATATCCTGAAGGAGGGTTCTATGATTGGCATATGGATTGTGATGTAAACATGCAACACGAACCACCGGTGCGAAAAATATCTATGACTTTATTATTAAACGATCCATCAGAGTTTGAAGGTGGCGACCTAGAATTAATGGCACCAGGTAAATTTGCAGAACTAAAACAAGGTCACGCAATTATATTTGCATCATTTTTAAATCATAGAGTAAATGTTGTTAAACGTGGAACACGACAATCACTTGTTGTTTGGTTTGGAGGCAAACCTTTT